GCATTGGGATACAGTGAAGATGCTGCTGTCAGACACTATAAAGAATATGGGCAAAAAGAAGGTCGTCAATTAAAAAGCTCTCCTGCTCCGTCAATTCCCTCAACGCCTGCAAAAAAACCCCTTTCGGCAGAATATGGACAGTCCCCAACTATTTTTGGAGGATTAGATTATACAGAAGCAAAGAAAAATGGTTATTCAGATGATGAAATAAAAGCCTGGATACAATCTACTAATACCCCATTTGCGGCAGAAACAGGAAATTCTCTTGGCTTAAGCGCTACTACACCTACTACACCGACTCCTCCCCCCACACCTACACCTCCTAATGTTTCAATAGGAACAATAGGTTCACGTATACCTGCATCTGAGATAGCACCGACAACAGCACCTTTGATTTATCAAGGGGTGATTATTCCTGTATATACTCAAAACAATATAGAACCTAATCTTGTTTATGATAAAACAAATAAAAAATGGGTTAAAACTTCAGGGACAACAGATAATAAAACAGATCATGTAACAAATAACAAAACGGATTATCCAGCTGCTTACAGAACTGATTATAAAACAAATTACAGAGAAGATTATATAACAGATTATAAAACAGACTATAAAACAGATTACCAAACAAATTTACCTACAGACGCATCTACTAATAACGCTGCACAATATCAAACAGCAATTAATAATTATTTACAAGCAGGAGGGAAACAAAGCGGCCCAGCATGGACCAACATTCAAAATGTTAAAAACAATCTACAACAAACAGATAATAATAATGCAACTACAAATAAAAATAATGCAGATGCAAACGCAAGAAACGATGTAGCAAACAAAGAAAATGCAAGTGCAAATAACACAAATACTACAACTAATACAGAAAATAAAAAAATAAACGAAGAGAACAGACAACTAAATAGTAATAATGAAAGAGCCAACGATGATAATTTTAAAGCGAATGAAGAAAATAAAAAAACAAATGAAAACAATAAAATAGCAAATCAAAAAGGACAAGATTTTAATCAGCAAAACACTAATTTAAATAATCAAAATACCAAAAATAATCAAGCTTTTGATAAAACTTATTCCGTTGCAGCTAACACAACAGGTGGTGATTACTTAGAAAAAAGAAACATAATAAGGCAACTTGAAAAAGAGGGTTTAATTAATGAAACAACAAAAAATAAATTAGAAACTGATTTTAAAACGTTTTATCGCAATGAAAAATTAACTCCGTGGGATACAAGTACAGCTGCTAAGCCACCCTCTCCTGGTGGAACAAAGGAATTAGATCTTGCTTTTTATGCTAAACAAGTCCCCTCATTAACATCTCAATGGACAGAAGCTGTTATTAATGATGATTTAGATATTGTAGAAAGGTATAACAATAATTGGAAAGATTACTTTTCTGCTCATTACACAACACAAGGAAGACTAAATGGTATTCGAGGATATGAAGAAGAATCAACAGATAGGGCAGATGATTATGTAGAGACACCAACAGACTTAGATAAACAACGCATCATGGATGCGACACTTGGTGCAGGTACAGCTTTTGATACACTAATTAAATCAATATTAGGTCCAAACGAAGAAGAAGAGACTAAACAATATTCAGCATTAGTAGAAAACACATTAAAAGATACGATTGCAAAATTGAACAAAGTTAAAAATCAAGAATTACAATGGGATCTTTACCGTAATCTAGATGGCTTTACCGAAGTAATGGATTTAAATAAAACCTTAGCCAACTCTATTATGGGAGATTCAGGAATTGGTGGTTATTTAGCAGCAAGTGCAAAGAAAACAGAATCCGAATTAACAACAGATTTAGAAACACAATTAGGAAAAGCTACTGGTCTTCAAAGTAATGTTACATACAATTGGCAAAAATGGTTTGATGATCAATTAACTGAAAAATACGGAATTGATTATAAGCAATTTCAAGTAACAGAAGATACACTTGACATCGTTAATACAGCTTTAAAAACAGATGCTACAAAAATATACGACAAACAAGGTAAAAAATTTACAGATGAGTTTATAAAAAAAACTGGTTTCAATACAAATGAAGCTCTTACTGAATTTTTAAACAAACAAGGAATAACAGGAACAGATTTATTATCTCGCTTGCAAAATCCTACCTCAAATACACAAACAGAATTAACAACTTTAAAAACAAATTTAGAAAAGAAAGTTACAGAAATAGATGCTACCAAGAATAGAGATTTAAAATTAACATACAAAGGTGCTGATAGCATCCCAGAAGAAGTTAAAGTAGAAGCTTCGTTTGCACGTCAATTTATTGATAAATATTTAAAACCAAGATTTGATTTCTCAAAATCTATGGATGAATTTCGTGATTATTTGAATGTTATTGAAAAAGATAAAAACATATTTCAAACAACAGACCGTTTAACTGAAGTAAAAACTTATGCACAAAGTGTAGCAAAAGCAATAGCTCCAGATTTAAACACACGTTTTAATTATGCTTTTGGACAAACAGAAGAAGGCGGAACAGATTTTTATTTTAACCCAGTAGATAAATATGCTCCACCTGAAATGCAAGCTACTTATAAAAAACAAACAGATATGGTAGCAAAAGATTGGGAAACAGCTAAGAATAATCCCAATGCATTAGTAAATCCAAGTATGCCGTATCTAGGAACATGGGCAGAGAATGCATACATGTACAACGTAAAAGATTTATCTGATAAAAATAATTTTGCTAAATTACATTATCAAATTATTGGTTCTTTACCTGCTTTTGGTTTTGACCCAGCTATGAATCCAAGCTCAGTACTAAAAGTAAAATTTGAAAATCCTATTACAGAAAAAGCAGCATCGATAGAAACAGTTTTTGGTGAGTTTACAACACCTGAAAGTTATGCTGATACGATATTAAAAAATATTGATCCTTTTGCAGATAAAGAAACATGGGAAAAATTATTAGAACAATATGATTTAGATGAAGATACAACTAAAGATGAAATTAAAAAAGTAATAGTAGATGCTTTGACTTTAGGTACAGCTGAAGAAATTAGAACTCAAATTAAAGAATTACAAGAATTAGAAGAAACACCAAACCAAGAAAAATTAGGTGTGACCTATATAGAAAGGCCAGAAGATAATCTTGCTACGGTAGAAAAAACTGCGCTATATAAAATTTTTAAAAATGCGGGATACACAGGCACAGAAAAAACTTTTTACACTGACTATATGACAGATACAAGTCCAGAAGACGTTAAATTATTAACTGATGCAACAAAAGGAAAGATGCCTGAATTTGATTTTACATTCGATACAAAAGATCCAGCGTCTGCATTAAGTAAATTAAAAGAATTAGAAACACCTTCAACTAAAAAAACAACTGATAAAACAACTAGTTACTTTAAAATAGGATTAGATGATGAGGAAGAAGAAAAAGACACTGATCCTGATTCCTTCCTTAGTGATTATGCCGCTCTCTTTAAAAAATAATGTCAAACAAACATAAAAAAGCAGCTAGTGCCGCTAATCGGTACAAAAAAGAAAACATGGAATGTAACAAACCAACACGAGCTCCTACTGGGGACAAACACAAATATGTTGTAAAAGGATGTCAAGATGGGAAAGAGGCTATTGTTCGGTTTGGCCTTAGAGGGTACTCTGATTACCTTTCACACAAAGATGAAAAAAGACGCGCTAATTTTAAAGCACGTCACAATTGTGCCGAAAAGAAAGATAAACTAACTCCCGGTTATTGGGCATGTAATTATAATTGGTAGACATTTTAAGAGTTAACAAAATTAAAATATCTTATGTATGATAGGTGTAATGTGTCTCCACCTACCATGCAAGACTTACCCACTGGCATTGACATCATTATAAATTATGAAGGCTACAACGAAAAAGCCTTTCCAGATCCGACTACTGGTGGGGCACCTTACACCATAGGTTTTGGAACACAATACTATCCTGACGGCGAACCAGTGGAACGAGGACAGTTATGTACCTATAAAAAAGCTAAAGAATATCTTCTACATGAAATAGAAAAAATTAATAAACTTTTAATAAAAGAAATACCTGATTTAGATGAGCATATGAAAGAAGCTTTAATTTCTTTTATCCATTCCATAGGATGGGAGCCTTTTCTTTACAGTGATATCTTGGATGCAATAGAAGAAAGTAAGTGGGATTTTGTAGCAGAAGAGATGTATAGATGGGTGTTTGATCAAGATTACCAAGTAATCAGTAATTTAATTCACAGACGTAGAGATGAAATTGATTTATTTTTAATGAGCGTACAAAAAAATGGTTATGGGTTTGGTGGACAACTTCTATTAAATGCTTTTATGCTTTTTAATTCATCGCCTAACCAAATCAAAGCTATTAAACGTCTAGAGTCGGGTATTCATGCAGTTATCCTTGCTGAATTTGCTAACGAATTCAAGTTGCCAGTATTGCACCAGGGTGAAATTACAGTGTAAGCTTTAGAATAGATACAGGCGGAAAATGAAACCTCTAATGGATCCCTCATGTGAACCCCAAGAATTAGAACTCCCTCTGGAGTTTAAATTTGCTATGCGCAAAGCTGCGTTACGCGCATCAGAAATGACATGGGAACAACTTCATCAAGCTCTATTAAACCTGTATCAGCAACGTTTAATTGAGATTACAGCGATCAAAGACATCATGGAAGAAGAAGGCGTCAATATTGAATTCGATATTCCCACAGAACTGGAGCTAGAAGAATTAGCGTTTATGTGCGGCGATGACGAAGACGATGATGACGAGGAAATTGATGAAGATAATCTTCAGCCTTTCTGAAGACGATCTAGATACCACGTGGCTTTCTCAATAGATTCACCTTGTCCTTTTAAACGTTCACGCCATATATATTTAATTCCATTACCTTTGCAGTACCCACGAAATTCTTCTGGTGTCAACGCCGCTTCAATAGCTTCAATACACTCAACAGATCCCTGATTGTAATGAAGAGGATTATTAACTAGATCTATTGGATTCCGCGACGCATCGCTGATAGTTGCTTCTCCCGTGTTGGGATTGCTCCTAGATCCAATACCACTGCACCCTTCGGTAAAGGAGCTGCACCTACTTCTATCCCCTCTTCCACACTT